CATCGTGGCAATTTTCCCTATCAAACCAACAGTTTGTAAAGATTGTTCTCGCCGCGTTAATAGAATCGGCAATTGGCGTTTTGCCGATAATTCTTGTTTTATATCCCGCGTTTCGTACGATTTCCTCAATGGTTCGACCAGCTGCTGCGAGGGTTTTGTTTTGGGCATCGTGAGGCAACCACAGCGTGTCATATATGTATCCATAGGTTTGCATCTGCGCTAAATACCAAGAAATCGTTTGTTGGCTGCTTTCCATGTACCGAATTAGCCGTGTTTCCATGCCAATAAATTGCACAAACCAAATGGCGGTCGAGTCAGCCCAGCCCAAGTCAAAGACTGCGTGTACAGGTTTCATTGGGTCATAATTGACCTTAGTAATGCGGCCCTGCAACTCAGCTAGTTGCATCTCTCGAGCAAATACTGCGCCATCAACCGTCTGGCGGCAAACGCCTTCCCAAACCGTGTTGTATGACTCTTGGTCGCGCTGCTGAAGTGATCGACGCTCTAGGTCTAGGGTTTGCGGAAACCACGGATTGTCAGCCCAACCGATCTTTTGAACGATGCAATCCTCGGGTGGCCGCAGCACAAACCGTTGATACGTTTCATCAGACTCCAGTTCCGGATTAAAAGTTACCCATATTTCGGAGTTTTGCTTACGAATGGTTGGTATCAGTACATCCCACGATCTTTTCGAGACTGTTTGAGCTTCCTCAACCCAACAAATATCGACACCTTCAAACGACTTAATATTCGTAACATTGTTCTTTAAGCCTGCAAATGCAATCTCTGTGCCATTTTTGCCACGGATTGATGTTTGAGTGATTTCATAAAAACTTGCTAATCCAAGATCGAAAATCTGATCTGACAGCAGTTTATGAACGGAATCTTTAATTGATGTTTGAAATTCTCGAGCGCACAGGATTCGTAACTGTTTTTTAGCGCCAAGAATCAATAGCGCCCTGGCGACTCCCCACGACTTAGCGCCCCCACGACCGCCATGCAATACTTTGTAACGTGACTTTTCAAACAAACAAGCCAGTTTGACAGGAAACTGAGCTTTCGCTATTGCCGATTGAACATCACTCATCGCGCTTTGGAGGCGTTACAAACGATACTTCGATGCCTTGCAGCAATGGTGCGCCATCAGCGCCTGTAATCTCTTGCTTAGTCGACTCGCGGTATTTCTTGGGGAATCGTGCGGCCATCGAGCGTGACCAAATCGAGGCGTTCAACTTGGCTGCGTCTTTTTCCTCGATCATGTGCGTTTGAGCAATTGTTTCCCACCAATTTTGCTCAAATTCTCTTGCCATGTCCAAGGCACGTAAAAATTCAGGATGTTCGTCGCGCCAGTTATAAATAGTCTTAGTGCCAACGTCGAGCTCGCAGGCTATTTGTTCAATGCTCTTACCTAGCTTTCCAAGCTGAATCACCTGCTCACAAAAGGCGGGATCGTACTTGCTAGGTCTGCCTACTGGATTAGCCATTATTTCGTATCGGTCTCGGCAGGCGCTGCGTCTGCAATTGGTTCAGCAGGCGTATGCGTTTGTGGGATTGCCTGGCTGTGAATCTTGACCAACAATGCGTGAACAAGTTTGTGAGGCAATTCTTCAAGCGCCTTAATAATCATGTTTACTTCGTCTACTGTGTGCTCTAAGTTAATATTCATTTCTTCTTTCCTTTCTTTTGTGCTTCACGTTTCTCAGCGTAGGCAATTGCTACGGCTTGCTTAACTGGTTTGCCCGCGGCCACCTCGGTCTTGATGTTTTGTTTGAATGCTTTAGGACTGGCTGATTTTTTTAACATTACTTACCCTTTGCTGTTTTTGCAGATTGCTTAAATGCTGCGGCCGTTGGTGCGCCCTTTGTGCCAGGCTTACGCATTTTCTCAACTGGCTTGCCTTCAGCCTTTTCTTTCTTGATGCGTTCCTGTTTTGCATGGATATTTGCGTATAAACCGTCTTTCATCTCAACATTTCCAATTTTTGAGGCTTTGTTTAGCCCGTTCCGCTGGGCCTTTAGCGTTACGCACTACACCTTCCATTCGAGCGCAAAATGATTTTTTACGCCCTGCGTCTTTTTCTGTTTTTGGGTTCGGCGCTGGTGGCTTTAGATTCGATCCATTCTTTGCATTGTATTCAGCACGACCTTTCGCGGTCATTCCCGCACCTTTTTCGGTAGGGTTGTAATTCTTACCTTTGCCGGTGGTCGTATGAGCGATTGGTTTGTCGTGTTTAGGCACAATTTTCCTCAATAAAGCAAACATCTTGCCAACTCATGACAAGATAGCGTTCATTATTTTCGTAATATTCGTGGTAACTCAGGTATTCGTCTTTGCCCATCGTGCCAAAGCGGACGTAATCACCCACCTTGAGTTTATCAGCTGCCAATGGGCCGACAGCGATTACTTCGCCCATGTTGTCTTTTTCAGACATTATGACTTCAATAATTGAGCTTTTTACCCTTACATCGGGTTTAACGACAATTTTGTCTTTTAGCGGCCTAAGCATAAACAGCCTTCTTTGCGGGTCTGCCACGCTTTTTAATGACTTCTTCGTAGGGTTCTACGATTACGGGAATCTTTGAATATTCGCCGCACCACTCGTTCATGTGTTTCATTTGACCAATAGGATACCGTCTACATTGGCCGTGGACGTCACCACGCAACCAAAATAGACAGTCATAGCAACTGGCACTAGAATTGATAGCAGTCATTCATAAGCCTTTTTATGTCTGATTAGCAGTCTGTGATGCGTCAACATCACCGGCTGCGTTTAGCAGTCTTGGTCGTGCTCAACGCGTTTGTGGTCATAGACGACTTTCTCGCCCATATGACCTTTCATTTCGCCCAGGCGACCGTCATGCTTGCCCATATGACCGGCTTCGCGTTCGCCAATGCCATCAGCCTTACCCATTCCAACGCCACCAGCGATAGGACGCTTACGCTCGCCGCTTGTATCTGATGCTAGAACGCCTTTAGGCATTTTCTCGCCCGATGCGCCGCTATGGAATTCTTCTTTGTCGACTTTTGACGCGACAATTTTCTTTGTGCCGGTGCGGTCAGATGACATGACACCTTTGGGCATTTTTTCGTAGGCCATTATATTCGTCCTAAATTAAGGTAAATGTATTTTACTAAAATTAAAGCTATGTGCAACCGTTATACCGATTTTAAACCTTTTGCATTCAATTTAACAGAGCGAGTGCATCTTGGACTGTTTCTACTCGAACCACCAAGCCGCCGCGCCATGATTCATTAAACTGTAACTGCTGTGGTGTAAATTTCGCTTTACTATCTCGTTTTACTTCAATAAGATAGGTTTTGTTATTAAATCCAATTAGTAAGTCTGGGCAACCCTTGCCGACATTTGAAAGATCGACGACAGTAGCGCCAAACATCTTCAAAGCGTTCACAATATCCTTTTGATTCACATCAACACGTTTTGCTCTCATGGGTAAATTATATGTCGCTTGTCTTTACTGATGATGAATTTATTAAACTTTGGAATGAATTAGGTAGCCCGACCTTAGTTGCGGATCGTATGAAATGTGCAGTTCGTAACGTTTATACTCGCAGACGAACGATTGAGACAAAGCACAAAATTGAATTGCCCACAGCTAATTCACAAAAAACGGTAGGCATTAAAAAGATACATGAAACACCTGGTTACATTCGACGCGGCATAGACATAGAAAAAGGCATTGTGATTGTTTTTAGCGACGCTCACTTTTGGCCAGACGATACAACCACGGCTTTTAAAGCATTGCTACACTTTATAAAAGTCTTAAAACCCACAGTTGTAGTCAATAACGGCGATGCGTTTGATGGTGGCGCTATATCCCGTTTTCCTCGCATTGGTTGGGATTCCAAACCGACCGTCAAACAAGAGCTCGAAGCCTGTAAGTTTTATTTGGGGCAAATCGAAGATATTACAAAATGCCCGTTAATCTGGACTTTAGGTAATCATGACGCACGCTTTGAAACTATGTTGGCCAACCAAGCCTCGGCCTATGAGGGCGTACAAGGTTTTACCCTTAAAGACCATTTTCCCCGATGGCAACCCTGTTGGTCTTACTGGGTTAACGAAGATGTTTGCATCAAGCACCGATTCAAAGGCGGACGGTACGCTGGATATAACAATACGATGCACGGTGGTACATCTATCGTAACTGGCCATACCCATGTCTTAGCCGTACAACCAGTTACCGACTATAACGGCACGCGATACGGTGTTCAGACCGGCACACTCGCTGAACCTAACAATTTGCAATTTGCCGACTATACCGAAGATGGTCCTAAAGATTGGCGTAGCGGGTTTGCGGTATTAACTTGGGATCGTGGCAAATTACTTATGCCCGAGCTCGTGCAAGTGTTTGGCGAGGACGAAGTTGTATTCCGCGGCAAGATCGTAAAGGTTTAGCATGAAACTTACTTCAAAAATGCTTGCGTCGATTTACCAAATGTTGAAAACGCTCAAGCCTTTTTGTGGTTGGCATCTACCGGAAGTATCATCTATTGAGTTTAAGGTTACTAATGAGCTTGACGCAATGGGTACTTATTTTTACTGTGATTTGACAGAAAAACATCAAATAAGCATTAGTAAAGCCAAAAACGGCCATTTATCTACAGTAATTCGTACACTTTCTCACGAAATGATCCATTGCAAGCGTTGGAATACCTCAAAATGGGATAAGCACGATGACGTATTTCGTCGCCTAGCCACCCAAATTAGCAATGAATTGGGCTTTGACCCGCTTGAATTGTGATTTATTTTGACTCATAGGTTAATAATAAATCTTCTTCTGTTAACCCATAGGTTCGATTAAAGGCTTTACGACCCAACCCATGCACGCCCGTATTGCCTCGATGGTGCTCGGGGCAAAGACCTATAACTGGCGCTAAGTCTCTGCGGCCGGCGTGCCTAATGTGATGTATCTCGCATGGAGTTTCGCCCAAATCAAGATGCCGACACAAGCAACATCCCAATTGAGCGATTTTGTCATAATGCTTTTTTTCAGCCTTGGTCGCCACGCTTGACCTTTTCGTACGTCCAACCTTCAAGCCATTGGCACAAGTTTTTTAAATCTTCAGCAATTACAAACGCTTCAAATAGTTTGTTTTGCAAAATTGCCTTGCGGTATGCATCTAGTCCTTGATTGATCTTTATCAAACATTCTGCGTAATCGGTCATTTCAATCCTTTAACAAATCAATAATTAGCACCAGCGCAAACAATACCCACCAACCCCAACCGGCTTTCAAGTATTTAAGCGTAAACGCTGCAATTAAGTAAATCATTTTGCCATCCAGTAAAGGCCCACGTTACCAAGCGCATAGCCTGCGTAAGTAATGGCCATAGGTACATTACCCTTGAATGCTTGTTCAGCGCTGATGTAGGCGTATATAGAGCCTGTGAGCACTATTAGCCAGCTACTCATCTTTATCTACTAAGTCGTCAACTGAAAAACCATTAGCCCGCATAAAATTAATAAATTGCTCAACTACTTCCTCCGCAAAATCAGTATTAAATTCAAATTTAATTTTTGTAAAGGTATCGCAATTTTTGCTAATAAATTCAAATTCCATATTATGCCCCTTGTGTTTCAATCAGTTTTTGTAAGTAATGCTGCGCTTTCTTTAAATCTTCAATGCCGCCTTTCTCTTTGTGCCTGGTCACATACTTAATAATATTGCCTTCAAGATAACCTAAGTTGTTTGCAATAATAAAATCCCAAGGTTGTATAGCTTTTAAAACGTAATGATTGCCACCCGTTTGTACATCGTTTGCGTTCACTTTGTCACCTTGTCAATGTTACGGTTGTTTGC